TACTGTTGGTGGGTAACCGTCTACCTCTTCAACACTGGTTGTCTCCTCGGGCGTTGGCTCGGTGGGAGTTTTTGGTTCCTCAATATCAATAATCTGCTTGATGCCTTTTCTGGCTTGTTTTAAACTAAGAAAAATATCTTTTCTTTTTCCATCAACATATGCCGAGACAGGAGCAGAAGCACCCATGCCCACTTTTTTAAGTGTAATTATTTTGCCTTTATACTCAAAGGTTTTAAGGAAGAACTCTTTCTGAAACTCTGGATCAAGTGTAATTTCATCTTTTTCTGTATCTGCTTTGATTTCAGCAGACGCAGTAGAATCATTTTCCGGTTCTTTATTTTTCTCTTCCTCGATGCGAAGACTAGCCTTCTCCGCCATCATAGCAGTTAAGTAAGACTTAGCAGTGGACGGATCACCGTTTTCGACCAAATCAAATAATAATTTTGATTTTGACATTAGAATCCCTCGTTTGATTTATCAGGCAACAAGCCTTTTTCGCGTTCTTTAGATATTTGTTTATCCATACTAATTATATCAGTTTCAGATTGGCGAAGAATATTTCGACGAACCCATTCACGAGAATAGTAATCTCCGATATGATCGTTGATCTCACGCAAAACATCGAATCTCTCTTTGAGGATTTCATACTCTTTGGTTTCGGTAAAATAGGAGTCCGAAACATATTCAAAACGCAAGTCCTGTTGAATATTATACCATTCAGTCTCTTTGATGATTCCCTTAAGAATACATTGGGCACGAAGGGTGTTAAGGAAAAGAAGATTAAATTTATTTCTCAATCTACTGATAAACTTTTGAAAGTTCAATTCATCACGACTAATTTCAGATGCTCTTCCCATGTTAAATCCGGAATCAGATTCGAGACGAGACATGGGAATGTTGAGAGACTTGTAAAGTTTTTTCTCAAAGTACAATACGTCTTCCATTTCGCCCAAGTTTTCACCACCCGGCAGTGAAGAAACCTCTGTACCTTTGCCACCTTCGCGGCGGGGGAACCAGTAGTCCTCCAACATGTTCATGTACTTTCGATCATCTCGAAGTTCACCTGTATTAGCATCGTAGACCAGTTTATTTCGGTATCGATTCATCAAACCTTGAACATATTGTTCCGCTTTGTTTTTAGGCAGTGAACCAACATCAACATAAAAGATTCTTCGCTCTGGGGCACGAGAAAGTCGATAGATTACAGTGGCATCTTCGACCATTCTTAATTGGTTTAGAGGCTTGATTGCTTTTTGAAGATATGAAATGGCTCTAGTTCTTGACGCATCAAAAAGTCCAGACGGAAAATAATTAATTGCTTCTGGTGCAATTTCAATGGCGGATGAATCAGTTGGTTTTTCTCTAAAGATGTAAACTTCTTTGACACCTTTAATTTTCTTAGCACCTGTTGCCTTGTCAGTTTCTTTTTCTACTTTAGCAATTTTTTTAATCTTAGCCGCATCAATTGGTCGCATTTCAATGATACCCTTTTTGGTATTGTTTTTATCAACAATCATGTGATAATAACCTTTACCGTCAATGTACCATCTTCTGAAAATTTCAAACCCCTTGTTATTAAAATCAAGAAGTTTGAGGACACTTGCAAACTCGTTTTCAATTTTTCTACGAACTGTGTCAGGAGTTGTTTTATTGTTAATGTTGACTGAGACAGGATAGCGTTCAGTGTCGCCGTTTACAATTGCTTCGTTACAGACATCTTCGATAGCCTGTTCAATTTCAGGTTGCATCGCCATTTCACGATACTTAGAAATGAATTGTGATTCTGTGCGAAGACCACCATCTAGGTCAATACCGACACCAAAATAACCACCAGCATCAACTGGTAGAGCATCGTCGAGATCAGGGGTAACGAAAGATGTTGCCTTTTTCTCAATTGGCTGTTGAGTTGCTAACGCTTCTTTTTTCGCTCTCCCTATTGAAATACCAAATAATTCAACAGGCATAATGATTCATCCTTTATTACTCTGTAGCAGGAGTCAAGGCTCCGGGGACACCAGTGGATGTATTTCCACCAGTAGACACACCAGTTGTTAAGAAGTAAGAATACGAAAGTGTAACTGAGAACTGTGATAATTCTTCGTCAGCAGCAGCCAAGTCAACAGAACTAATACTTGAGGGGTAGCAGTATTTGAATTGATAAGATTTAATTGCCTTACCGCTACGATCCAATTGATCAACATACCAATCGGTGAAGAAAGCAGATGAAAGATTTGTTACCGCATCTTGCACCTGTTCAACATTATCTCTACTTCCATTTAACGAGTCTAGCCATTGTTCAAATTTACTTCTAAGCACCATGCCTCTGTCGGAAAGAATCGTAATTGTCCAATCCTCAAAGGTTCTTGAGGTTGGAATTTTAATATTTCTTCCACGGAAAGGGGCAATAGTTTGTCCAATAGTTGAAGCCGGTAACTGAGCAGCAGTACATAAGAATGAAACTGAGTTGTCAGCACCTTGATTACCAATAAAACCATTCACTCTAAAGAGGGCATTTCTTACGCCGCCACCTACTGCGTCTTTGAATGAGTCAATGTTCATTTATTATCTCCTAGAGTTATGTATGTCAAACTACCCCAGCGATTTCGTCGAAGTTGACACCCGTACGAGTCGCAATGAAGTTAAGCGTGATAAAGTTAATTGAACGGTTAGGCTTGATAAAGATATCAGCAACGAATTCATTTCTGTCAATAACTTCTGATGTGTTATTGCTTTCGTCACAGACAACCTTAAAGTCAGTCAAACCACGGCGGCTTTGAACATCAAGCAAGAATGGCTCGATGAGGTTCTTGAACTGCGCTCGGGTGAATGAATCATTGAATTCAAAGAGGCTGAACTTAGCCGCTGTTGCAATTGCTTTCTCCAGAACAATGAACAATCTACGAACATTGATTCTATCGAAGGCACTAGGTCTTGAAAGCAGTGTTTTGTCACCAAAGAGAACTGTACCTTGACCGGGGAAAGAGACAACAGGGTTAATACCATTGATGTAGAGATCATCTCGTTGAGCCTGTTTCGGGTTCAATGCAAGTTTCACGATATCTCTAACTTGTCCACGGTTGAAACCAGCAGGAGAGAACCAAGTCTCTGTAGCAAAGTCTGATCTCACTGCAATACCAGCAAGGTCACCATTCAACGGAACGTATCGGAAGACATCATTGAATCTATCGAATTGATACTTCCAACCAGAATCCAGAACTGCGTAAGATGAAGAAACATTCAAGTTGTTTGTCGTGTAGTCTTCAGAGCCACCATTTGGTCCTGCATTCTCACCCTTTCGGTATGCTACGACATTTGCTGTTTGAACTTTCGCATCTCGCGGAGCATCCGTAGATGTAAGGAGTGCTGTTTTCGGTGGGGAAAGGAATGTGATACAATCTTTTCTCTTATCACAGATGTCAACAATACTCTTTGCTTGGCTATCAGTGTTACTACCACCCAAGAGAATTGACACATCAACAGTTTCCGAATCTTCAAAGAGTTCGTAGCCGTTTGTAATAAAATCGTTTCCTGCTGGTTTATCAGAACGACCACCCGCAAGAGAAGCGTAGAAGTTTCTATTCAAAGGAACGTATCTTCCGTCAGTAAGTGTTGAAGAGGCATTTGTACCCCAAGCACCACCAACCGATTGTCCCTCGTCATCATCAACGTGATCACCCCACCAAATGTATTGTGAAGTCTCATTGATAAGCGTGGGATAGAAAAGTGATTTACCAAGACCGTCTTTGGCATTTTGAGCAACCGATACACCATCGAATGTTTCAATAACACTTTCTTTAGTGCCAGTGAAGAACCCGTCTTCATCGATAACTGCAATGTTTACAAGGTCGAATGAGCATCCAGCCGCAAGTGCGGTTGCAGATGTATCTGGGAGAACCGTCTGGAAGTTATCAGCATATCTCCAGCGAACGAATCCAGAAGAAATACCTGATTGACCACTTTGAGTTGATCCAACTTGAATTGATCCAACAACATCCATAATAGATGTAGATGGAATTTCTGTTGAACCTCTAAATCCAGCGAAGGTGTTTCCAAGAGAGATACCCTTGATGAGATTACTACTATCAAGGGAAACACCAGTAATTGTTGCGTAACTTACAGTGATACCATCCGCGAGCGTAGCACCACCCAGAAGTCTGATTCTCTGAGATCCATCAGTGACAACCGCTGTTCTAGGAAGTACGGTGTCCAGCACCAGTTGTTGTGGAACAGACGCTGCGACATTCGCACCATTAGAGAATCCGGTTCCAGTTCCGAATGTCACATCCAGATTACTTACGCCGGTTGTGATTCCGATGATTGTTCTATTACCTGTGCCGACTCGGAGTAAATCTTCATTGACAACTGCCGATCCAGTTCCCCCTGCGATATCTTGGAAGAAGAAAGTTTTATCACCGGCTTCTGGTCCCGGCACATCATTGCCGAGTGTAAATCCACCTGTCTCACCAGCAGGAATTGTGAAATTATCATTTAAAAGACGAATTCCAACTTCAGTTCTGTTCGAGACAGAAACCTTTAGTGAGTTACCATAAAGTTTGGTTTGATCGACTGTGGAGCCACCAGCGTACTTAGCCACATAATTATTGCTATTAAGTGATGCGGGTGCAATACCATCGGTGCTTGCGTATGTTTCATAATCATCTTCATTTTTAATCAAAAATCCTGTACCCGTTGTAGAGGCATTTTTCGATGTGGTTTCATCGACAACACGAACAACTTTAAGATTTCCACCGTATCCTAAGAAGTTGGCAGCGGTAAACCAAGTGTCAGCGTTCAGGTTTGATGGATCCTTAAAGACCCGACGAAGATCATTGACGTTATTTACTGTGATTCGTTGTCCAATTGGACCGTACTCAAAGAAACCAGCGAAACCAGTCGCCGTTGTAGACACAGCGGGAACAATAGTTGTCAGATCGATTTCTTTTACTTCAACTCCGGGGCTGACTTGAAATGCCATAGATGATTCTCCTTGATACTTATTTATCTATCAAATGCCAAGATTAGAGGAAGCCTTCTTCCTCATCGATCACTTTCCATGTAGTCCCATCGTCGTCGGTAAACTCCAAGTCAAGACCAACATCCATAAAACCAAAAGGTGTTAATTCTTCTTCCATTTTCTCAATTTTTTCACGATAAAGTTTATCTCGAATATTTATGTCAGTTAAATCTTTAAAATACGGCTGGGTTGATGTCCACGCAAACATTACGAGAGTCATTACCAAGTCATCGTGGTGACCAGTCTCAGCCTCGTATGATCCTTTTTTCGATACAAAGGCTGACAGTTCATTTATAATATCGTAGTCTTCGATCAAAAGTTTGTCCTGCTCGATCATTTCTTTGAGCATTGTACAACCGACACGCTTGACTTTTGGACTCATCCGAACGCCCTGCTGGACTTGATAGTTGCCGAAGCCACCATCCATGACTTGACCTTTTCGCCCACGCACCGTGGTGACCAATAGATTTTCATATTCCATTTCGTTGTGCATAATATCAACAATTTCTTGTCCGATATCATTTACTTCTGTCAAGACATATGCTTTATTGTATCGCGTAGCCATCGCGTATAAAAGGTTTGGCAAAAGAAAAGGAGCAATTGAATTGTTTTTATATTGTGCCACCACTTTGTACGGGGACTGTGTGATGTCGATTATAGTCACAGCGTGAAAATCTAATTCTTGACCACGAGCAACGTCAACACCCATGAAATACTGGTGTCCCTCAATAGGCTCTTCGTAGACCTTCAGCCCGTCCTCACGCTCTTGCAGTGGTCGAGTGAACCGAAGTGCCTTGAGTTTTGAGGGGGCTACAAGAGTCAGGATTGACCCAAGAAACTCACATTCAAATTCAGCACGAAACTGAGACTCCGAGGTATTCCGAATTGTTTCTTTTTTCCATTTATCGTCCCGACCCGGAACCTCGGACCAGTGAACCTCAATCGGAGTGTATGAGTTATTGCCCTCTTCAGCATCCTTCCAAAGTTTGTAATACATGTTCAAACCTTTGGGCGTACTGATAATCAAAACTTTTGTTTCTTGACCTGCCGAGATCGTGGGATACACCGAACTGAAGAATTCGTCAGCCACGTTTTCGGGGACGAACGCAAATTCGTCAAGGAAGATCATATTGAAAGAACCACCCCGAACAGCCGACGAAGATGTTGAAGATGCAAGAATCTTTGATCCGTTTTCTAAAATAATTGAACCTTTGTTCCATTCCACGACACCCTGCTGAAGCCATTTTGGCAGATGCTCGTAGGCTAACTTCAGACGACTCAACAACTCCCGAGCCGTTGCAAGTTTGTTGGCTAGAATAGCAACATTCTTTTGAGAATTGAACAAAACATAGTGAAGCAAATATGAAATAACAATGGTTGACTTGCCAGACTGTCGGGGCAGTTTCGCAATCACAAAGCGATCATTGTGCATACTATGAATCATTTTCTTTTGGTATTCGTATGGTTCAAATTGCACAAGTCCATCGTCGAGTGAAACGATCTTGACAAAGTTTTCAATAAAATACATGGGATCCCCCACGCACTTTGCATATTCTTCAATTTGTTCTTTTGTGAATTCGGTTTCTACACCGGCTGCCTTCAGATTAATATTTCCGAGGTAGGCTTCGTTGTCATGCTTCTCCGTCATTCCTAATTTTCTTCACTTTCTTTTTAGGAATTTGCTGTTGAACAAGTTCCTGTAGTTCTTTTGTAGAACCAACAAAGAATGCGTTATTCGTCACTTGCTTCTTTGTTTCATCTTTTTCAAGGTCTTTCATTTGTTTATGAACATCCAGCAATTCTTTGTTTGCCTCAGTTGAAGTTTTGAGAAGTTGTGACACGACTTCATATGCTCTAGGACTATCACTTTCTGATGCAACTTTTAAAATGCCATCAATTGCAATTTTACTATTTTCAATTACATCTTTTAGATTTTCACGCACTTCACCATAGTCTTTTCGCTGATCCATCTTTTTTCTTTCGGGAAACTTGGAGAGATCAACCTTCACAGGCTCACGGCGAGTCATGCCGGTATCCGACACTTCAGGTGTCGTTTTACGCACCTCCGTAGGCTCTATATTTAAAGCATTTTCAAGGGGATTTTCATTATTGAGCATCTTGTGTGCCTCCAGTTATACTCAGTGTGTTTGGATACACGAAGATTTCTTGTGTGGTTCCCGCCAAAGGTGGGAGAGTATTTGCACCAGAGGGTCCAGTAACACTTGTAATAATTCTTGATGCTGCACCAGTTGGACCAGTGACACAACCATTATCTTCAAAGAATGCAAAAAAGTTTGTAATATCTGTTTTTGTAATATGCTTC